GTCAGCCCTTCCGCAGGTCCCGGGGTGTAGCGCAGCCTGGTAGCGCATCTGCTTTGGGAGCAGAGGGTCGGAGGTTCGAATCCTCTCGCCCCGACCAGCACTTAGCTGGAATTGGACCTGGCGGTTTTGATCATGGTTTTGCATCCTTCGTTCGCGAGGCGTGCTCGTCCATGCGGCGGATGCGGTCGAGCAGCAGCTCGTCCTTCTTCACGTAGCGGTCGATCAGGGTCTCCACGTAGTCCTCGGACCAGCCCATGACCTCGGCGATCTCGCGGATCGTCAGGCCCGATCCGTAGAACTTGGTGGCGGCCGTGCCGCGCAGGTCATGGAAGTGCAGGTCGTCGATCCCGGCCTTGTCGCAGGCCTTCCCCCAGCTGGAGCCGAACCCGGTGCGCCACGGCTGGCCTTCGGTCGTCACCAGGTAGGTCGTGGCGGCCTTGCGTTTGGGCAGGGCGTCCAGGTACTCGCGCAGCTCGGCGTAGAGCGGAATGATCACAGCGCGGCCGGGGCGCCCATTGCGGCCCTTGTTCGAGCGGATCTCCAGGCTGTTGGGCTTGCGGTGCGCCGGGCCCAGCCGCAACAGCACGGACCGGCGCAGGCCCGTGAGCCCGGCCAGGGTCGCGGCCTCGACGATCTCTTTCGAGGCGCTCTCCGCCAGCTTGGCGAGGTCGGCCGCGCGCCAGATCAGGCCGCTGCGGTCGCTGTCGTAGATGCCGACGATGCCGGCGCAGACGTTGTTGAGCAGCTTGCCCTCGGCCTGACCGAAGCTCAGCAGCCGCGAGAGCACCTGCACGCCCATGTCGGCCGCGCGCGGGGTGGCGGCGTGGCGGTCGCGCCACTTGGTGATGATCGGCCGGATCTGCGGGCGGTCGAAGTGCTCGATGCGCAACTCGCCGAATTCGGTCTGGATGCGGTCGAGCCAAGTGGTCCAGCTGGCCTTGGTCTTGGCGCTGATCGGCTTGGGCCCGCGGCCGTTCCAGGCGTCCGAGGCGCGGAACATGGCGCACAGCCCCGAGAGGCGGCTCCTGTCGCCGGTCTTGCGGCTGTCGTGGGCGTTCCTGAGGTCGGCGAGGAATTCGGCGCTGCCGGGCTCACCGCGCAGCCTGGGGGCGCCCTTGCCCCTCCATGCGTAATAGTAGGTGCGGCCCTTCGCGCGAACGACGTAGACGCCCTTGAGGTCAATCATAGCCATGCCGCTTGCCCCACTCCGCCAGCTCGTCGTCGAGCGGGGCGGTCGGGGCCAATTCGTTGCCGTTCGCCGGCAGCACGTCAACACTGCCGTCAGGGCGCAGGCGGAAGCCGCCGAAGGGTACGCCCTCAGCCTCCATCGCCTTTTTGGCGCGGCGCATCTGCGCCTGACTGACGGCGGGCTTGTTCACGGCAGGATTCGCCAGCCCACAGCCTTGAGGGCGCGGACGGTGCGCTCGACCTCGGATTGGGTGAAGGCGGCCTTGCGGGTCACGGGCGTTTCCGAAGCTGCCGCGCGCGGTGCTCGACCTTCGCCAGCGTCAGCAGGGCGGGCTTCATCTCCAGGGCCGCGCCGTCGTAGGCCGGGCGCCGCTTGTGCGGACCGCCGTTCAGGGCCGGGAGCAGGGCGCGGGGCACGAGCTCCCAATTGGCCGGATCGGTGTTGGTCCGGTCGCTGTCCAGGGCCTTCAGGCAATAACCGTCCGGCACGGCGCCGCGGGCGGCCTCCCACAGCCAGACGTGCTTGAGCACATATCGCCGCTCGTAGCCGGTATAGGGGTTCGTCTCCTTGACGCTGATCTCGATGTAGCCGTCGACGGTGACACGCTCGTGGCCGGCCCACTTGGTGTTGTGAGGCAGGCCGCCCTTCTTGAACTGCGTCTTGCGCGCGTTGGGGTGACTACCGCCCGTCCCGGGCGCGCAGGCCTTGCCTTTGTTCGCCGGGGCCGAACCCTTCTCGAAGCAGCCGGTCCGCCCGGTCTTCCAGCCCCTGCGCTTGCGCGGGGCGTGGAGGTTCGGCGCCGACACGTCACGCCCGAACGCCTCGCAGAACGCGCGGTGATAGTCGCCGATCGGCAGAAGCCGGTTGGCCTCCAGCCAGGCCATCTCGGCGGCGCTATAGCTGATCCAGTGGCCCTTCACGGCTTGTCCGCCCCGATCATCGGCAGGTGCGGCCGGAAACGCTCCCCGTGGGTGGCGAGGATGGTGACCGCCTTCAGCTGCAGGTCGGCGTTGCGGACGATCTGCTCGGCGACGTCGACGATCGCATCCGTGCGGCTGACCTCCTGCGCGATCTGCTCGGCGGTGAGGCTCTCGTCCGACAGCCGCTCGAGCTGGGCGAACAGGTGGTCGTTGAGGTCGGCGAGCTTGTTCTTCACCCCGCCCCCCCTTGCTGAGATTGGTCGGCTGCTTGAGAGTCGAGACGGGCGTCGCCGTAGCCCCGGGATGGCCCCTGTTCTCCCTCTCGTGGCTCGTCTTGGTCACGGGGCGGAGGGCTTCGCTGTTCCTGAGCCTGCGCCAGCTTGGCGTGGAGGATCGCAGAAAGGATGGCGAGGGCGGGTGTGGCGGGACTTTCGCCGGCGCCCAGCACTTCGTCTGACCCGAACAGCAACTGCGCCCCATACAGCGCCTCAGTGCCGCGCAGCTGGCCCTTTCCGACAAGCCACCAGCACCCGAGCAGCACCCGTTCAGCCAGGGCGAGAGCGGCGTCTACGGAGGCGGTAAGTGGCGGCAGATAGTTGAAGTCATCGCCGCACGGCTTCGGGTTTATCTCAACGCTGTAGGTTACGGTGATGCGCATGGCGCGAGCGATGTCGGCATCCAGCTCTAGACATGGTCCCGTCGCCGCCTCAACCCGCTCGATGAGACCTTGAAGATCAGACATTGCGGTCGTCCGCTCCCTCTATCGCCGGGCGGGGGTCCTCTTGGTCACGGGGGCGGAGGGCTTCGCGAGCGCGCCTAAAGTCGCCGTAGGTCAGGCCGAACTTTATCGCGCAGGTTTCGTTGTCGGGCGCGCCGCAGCCCTTGAAATTTTCCGCGATGGTCGCGAACGGCTCCAGCGCCTCCCGCATCCCCTGCTCGCGGATGTTGGCGGCTTGGAGTTGGGCCTCGGCGGGGTGGGGCGGATATTCGTCAACCGGGAAATGGGCAACGATACTCACGCGCTCCGCTAGCGAGAACCGATCATCCTTTGCCTGCCGCACAAGCCATCGAACCCATCCTCGCGCTACGTCGCGATCCTCCTGAACTGCGTGAAACTTCGCAGCTAAGGCTCGCCGGGCTTCGGCCTCCAGCCGTTCCGCGTGATCACCCATTACCAATCGCCCCCATCGTTCGGGATACTGACGCTATCGAGAAGGTAAGCCGGGTCCACGGCCTCGTGACCGCCACCGCCGCCGTGAATATGTTCGCCGTCAGGGCCGGCTCGCATGATGTGCAAGTCGCCGGACCCGGCGAATAGCCAGATCGACTTCGGCCAGGACTTGGCGAGGCGTTTTAAGGCCCTGATCGCCCGCCGCTCTTCTGGCGTCGGCTCGATGTCATCACCCATCGGACCGGTCTTCCAGCGTGGCGGTCCCGCTTGTTGCTAAAGCGTGCCGTTCGCGTGCGATATCGCGCTCTTCCTCAGTGCAGTCGCTGCGGTGCTCGGGGCAGGCGTAGAACGCACCCTCTCCAGTCGGCGAGCCGTCGTCGCGTGCATAGACGAAACCCCACCCGAAGCGCTTCATGGTGGCGTAGTCCGTGTCTGGAATTTCGTTTTCGCATGGGCATCGGGTGGCGTGACCCTCAGGCCAACATTGAACACCGTTGGCCCTGGCCTTCTGTGCGGGGTCAGGCGTCATGGTCGGCTCCGGGGTGGTGGGGTTGGGGCTTCACGAAACCTCTCCGTCGGTGATGTAGCCATGCCAGCCGGAGCATTGACCGTCACCGCGCTTGTGGGCCGGCGTGTTGAGGCTTGGCGTGAGCGAGAGGGTGTCCCAGTCGCGGTGCGGCCCCTGCGTCGCCGTCCAGATCCGCTCCGAGCACTTGTTGCCCTGCGCATCTGTCCACTCAACGTCGCCATGCGGTCTCGACCAGATGGCGTGCCGCAGGCGCAGCTTGCGACAGGTCGGGCAGAGGAATGTGAACCGCTGATAGCCGCGCGCGTTCGGCGACCAGTTTTCCATGATCGGCTCAAGTTCGGTCAGGCGCATCACCCCTCCTCCCGAGGCGCTGAGGTTTTGAGGAGGGCGGCTCCTGATTGCTCCTTGGCGGATCGCAACTCTGAACGTAGCTCCATCCAGAGTTTTCCCAACATATTGAGGCCCGTTTTGTCTTCGCCCCAACCCCAGTAGTCGTCGCGCCAGGAATCCTCGATCAGTTCACGGTCGCCGGTCGCCAGGAGTTTGCGGCGGACGTACTCGTGCTGGGACGCCTTTTGGCGCAAGATTTCCAGCATAAAGCCCACCTTCACTTCGTCCCAATCAGGCCGGCGGCAGTGCTTCATCTCCTGAGCAGTCTTGAAGGCCTCGTGCGCCGATGGTGCGCGGCGGATACGGCGTCGAAGCGGGATGTTCTCGTCGCCGGGGAATTTTAGCCAATGGTAGAGCGCTTCCGACGTATCGAAGCGCAGCCCGTCCCACATCAGCGTGAACGCTGAGAAGTTCGACAGCACGTAGAAGTCTTGCTCGTAGAAGAACACCTGAGCGTCCGTGTCGAGTTTGTGAGTTTCCATCACCCCTCTCTCCGAGGCGCTGAGGCTTTGCGAACGGGTGTCCCCGCTGTTTTCACACCCGGCGGGGACTTGATAGCCGAGCATCCGCAGATTGTGCAGCGGGTCATCTCCCGCAGCGCGCTATTGCGCTCGTCCTCCAGCTCGGCGATGCGGTCTTTGGCCGCTTGGAGTTCGGAGGCGGCGGCTTCGGCGCGAACCTCTGCAAGCCTGCGCAGCGCATACTCGGTGGCGCGAGCAATGGAGGCCTCGTCAGCGACCTCGTTCAGCTTGACGAGCTCGTCGCCACCGCGTTCGCGCAGCCCTTCTAACCAACCACGATGATGGGCGTCGGTTGCGGCTTCATCGTCGTTCCGATGGCAGCTATCAACCAAGCTGAGGGCGGCGATGTCGTCGGCGGAGAGCGTGCGGCCTTCCTTGAAGCCATAGACCTGCATCGTCGCGTCTTCGAGGGCGTCCCACTCCTCCTCGGAGCGGTCGATCATTTCGTCGATCTTCGGCTTTAGTAGCTCGGCGATGCGGTCCTGATCTGTGTGGATATAGAGCGGCTGCACAAGGTTCCCCGCGCCCTCGGCTTCTCGCCGTGCCTGCGCTTCGGAGTGGCAGAGTATCCACCCATCCGCGAAGTCTTTGACGCGCCATGCAACTGGCGACAGAGGGGGGTTGTCCGTTGTCATGGCTGGGGGCTTCTGGGTTGGGGATGGGGTAACGGCTCGGTCTTCCCTGCGAACGCCGTTCGCGCCTGGCTTCCCGCTGCTGTGATGGTGACCACCGCCTCCCAGCGCTTGGGCGCGTCCGCAGGGTCACGCATATGGGCCCGGCCTCTCGGCGTCCGCCCGGGGGTCTCGTCCATCACGCCCACCCGACGCGCGCGCAGATCTCGAGATGATCCAGCCGCCGGCCGACCCGTGCGTCGAGATCTTCCGGCGGCGTCCAGTTGAACAGTCCCTGTCGCCCGATGGCCGGGATCGGCTCGCCAAGCGGCCGGACGTCGGCGAGCGCCCAGGCGAAGCGGCCGGCGGTATAGTCGCCTGACGCTTCGTCGGCGCGCGTGATGTGTTCGACGACGGCGTCGGTGCGGCGGCAGGTCCGCAGTCGCGCGATCGCCACCACCATGCCCAGCGGGCATTGCTCCCACCAGGCCTGGCCGATGGCGCGGTGGCAGAGCCGCGCCGGCGCGCCGGCATAGTCGATGGTCTTGGCGGCGTGGATCGCGATCGGGCCGCGGTGCTCGGTGGACCAATGGCGTGTCTCGTGGGCCTTGAGCCCGAGCGCGACGAGGGTCGCCCATGGCTGCCAAAGGGAGATCGCCTTCATGGTCCGGGTGTCGCCGAAGAGGTCGCTCACGTGGTGTTCCTGTGGTTCGGGGTCTTGGCGCAGGGGGCGGCCCGGTGGGCGCGAGGCCGAAGGCTACGAGCCCCACCGGGCCGCCAGGCTCAGCCGGCGGCGCTCATCAGCTCGAGCAGCTTCTCGGACTGACGCACATAGGACTGTCTGCGGGCGCCCCAGTAGGCCGCCACCACCGCCGCCGCCACCACCACCACCGCCGCCGCCTCCGCCGCCGCCGCCGCCGCCGCCGCCGCCACCACCGCCGCCGCCTCCGCCGCCGCCGCCGCCGCCGCCGCCGCCTCCGCCGCCGCCGCCTCCGCCGCCACCGCCTCCGCCACCACCGCCTCCGCCACCACCGCCTCCGCCACCGCCACCGCCACCGCCGCCGCCGCCGCCTCCGCCGTCGCCGCCTCCACCGCCGCCTCCGCCGCCGCCGCCACCGCCGCCGCGTCGAGCGCGTCGAGCGCTTTGCGGCGGACCGCCCAGGCGCCGTCGCGGATCGCCCGCGCTTCGGGGAGCAGGGCGCGGAAGGCGGCCCGGTCGAACGGGGCGCCGCGCGCCAGGGGTTCGAACAGCGCCAGCAGGCGCCCGCGAAGGGCCTCGACGTCCGGGTTGGTGGTGGCCGGGACCTCGCTGGTCAGCAGCCACTGGACCATCCGCCAGGGCACCGCCGACAGGTCCGCGCCGGGCCGGGCCGCCGCCAGGAACCGTTCCGGCCAGCTTCGGGCCTCCTCGACGGGCAGCCCCTCGAAGATCCGGTCCTCCAGGTGCGCGAGGGCGCGCGGAAGGCCCAGCTCGGTCTCATAGGCGGCATGGCTGCCGCTGTGCAGGGTGCACCCGACGGCGCAACCCTTGCCGTCCTTCCAGTAGCCGTAGCCCTGGACCAGCTGGTCGGCGGCGGCGTGCTCGCGCACCCGCTTGAGGTAGGTCTCCTTGATGGCGAGGTCGCCGTGGAAGGCGACGAACGCCGGGAATTGCAGGGCGGCGGTCTGGTGTTCGGTCTCGCTCATGGGGGTCAGCTCCAGGTCTTGTGAGAGTGGCCGCAGGCGGCGTTGAGGGCGAATGCGATCAGCTCGGCGCGGGCCGTGGCCAGGGCGTCGGGAAGCTCGCGGTCGTGATCGCAGACCGCAGCGTCATGGCCCTCGGCCCCGCTGACGCAGCCGGCCTCGACCGTGTTGGCGCGGAACGGCCCGGCGATGCCGGCGGCGTCGGCCAGGTCTCGGAAGTGCAGCTGGCCGTTGTTGCCGAACAGCCCGGTCGCTATGCCCGCGCGGACTTTCGCTAGAATCTCCGCAGCTTCGGCGGCTTGCCTCGCGTCCTCGTCATCCTCCCCCTCGGGCATCCCCTCCGCCGGCGGCGTTAAACCGGCGGAGGGGCGCTCGGGCGCCGACGGGGATGCAGGCCGTGGCGCGGGAGCCGGGGAAGGGACTGCGGCAGGAATGTCGTCGCCACCGGCGGCCGCAGGGGTCGGGGTGTTGAGCCAGTCCGTGGCGTAGCGGCCGGATTGTTCGGTCTCGCGGATTCGCTCCGACGGCCAGCCCATGGCGGCCAGGGCGGCGAAGTGGGCGTCGGCGTGGATCTCCGGCGCGAGGTGCGCTTCGGCCAACAGACGGCAGCCCCTCGGCGTGACGCTCGCCCCGATATGGCCGTCGCCCATTGACGTCATGGCCAGACCGGCCTTGATCAGGTTTCCCCAGTCGCGGTCGAGATAGATCTGTTGAGTGGCATCGACGGACCCCGCGAAAAACCCGGAGCCTGTGGCCGAATACTTCGCGCGAACCTCAACGAGCCGCAAATATTCCGTTGGGCGAAGGTCGGGTTTGAGCGCCGCCGGCGCGGGGGCGCGCTCCGTCAGCTGTTCGATAGGCTCGACCACCTCGGCCTGCGGCTCCGGCGCCGCCGCCTTCGGGGTGCGCACCCGCTCGCGCGCCTGTTCCCAGGTGATCAGCCCGCCCTCCAGGTCGGCGAGGTCTTCAGGCGGCAGCTCGGCCAGCACCTGCAGGCGCACCTGCACGTGGCGCTGCGTGCGCCCGACCCGCCGGGCGATGTCGGCGGTGCCCATTTCGTGCAGCTCCATCAGCCGCCTGAAGGCCTGGGCTTCCTCCAGCGGCGGCAGGTCGCGCCGCGCCAGGTTCTCCATCACCGCCTCGGTCAGCGCCTGGGCGTCGTCCAGATCGCGCACCGCGCAGGGCAGGGGATAGTCGGCGCCTACATCGCCCTGCTCGATCAGCCGGCCCACGGCCCGCCAGCGGCGCTCGCCCGAGACGATGCGGAACGGGGCGCCCGGCTCGGCCGGCGGGCGGACCGTCAGGTTCTGCTGGATGCGCCCCGCATCGAGGATGGCGGAGGCCAAGGCGGCCTCGTCGTCCAGGTCGAAGGTCTTGCGCGGGTTGAGCCGGTCGGGCGCCAGTTCGGCGTGCACGAAGGTGCGGAACCCGGCCGGCGCGGCCGGGGCCTCGGCGCGGTCGAGGGCGGCGAGGGTGCGATGACCAAGGTCGATCAGCACGGGGATGGCATGGCCCGGCGCCCCATCGATGTCGATCAGGCCCTCACGCTCCAGGGCCTTGAGGGACTTGCGCAGGTTGTCGGCGTCGCGGCCGATCAGCCGCGCCAGCCCGCCGACGTTGCCGAAGCCGCCGGCCGACAGCGCCCGCAGCACCTCGGCGTTCTGCACCGCCAGGGCCGTCAGCACGGTCATGCGGCGGCCTCAGGGGGTTTCACCAGGGTCGGGGTCTGGCGCTCGCGCAGGATGGCGTAGGCGCGGGCGACCGCATCAGCCTGGGCCTTGGCGTCGTCGAGGGCGTTGTGGTGCGTGCCGCCGTCGCGCTCGGGCTTGACGCCGGCCAGGTCGAAGATGGTCCGGGTGCAGCGGCTATCGTAGAACTGCCAGGGCGGCTCGATCCCGCAGACCCGGTAGGCGGCGCTCAGCAGCGGCTCGTCGAAGTTGCCGCCATGCCCCCAGAAGCGGGTCCCGCCGACCCGGCGCCAGAAGGCGCTGAACGCGTGCAGGGCCGCGACCATGGGCATGCCGGGGACCGTGAGCGCCTGGCGGGCGGCCTCGCTCCGCCCCAGCCACCAGAGGACCGTTTTCGCGTCGAGCGTCAGGCCGCAGCGCTGCGCGTCGGCCGGGTCGATCACCGCATAGAAGGTCTCCCCGGCGACGCTGCTGACGGGATCGAAGGCGACCGCGCCGATGCTGACGATGACGGAGCCGGGCTGTACGCCAAACGTCTCCAGATCGACCATCACGTGGTTAGGGCGCGGCGGGGCGATGATGTCGTTCACGCGCGATCTCCAGGCCTGCTCGGGGTTCGGTCTTCCGGTCCGGCCTCGACCGCATCGCAGAAGGCGTGGATGACCACGGGGATGGCGGCGGCCTTGCGGCGCGGCGCCAGGTCGCGGACCGCCTGGCCGGCCAGATCCGCCAGCACCAGCGCCTCGTCGGTGCAGGCGCACTCATGGGCCAGCACGCCGGCGGCGAGCGGCCGCACCGCCGCCAGCCGCTGCACCGCCGTGGCGAACACCTGCAGCTCGCGTTCCGCCAGGCTCTCGCCCGCCACCGCGGGCTGGTTACGCCGGACCGCCTCCAGCAGCCGCGTGGCGGCCTGGGCCTCCAAGGACAGGCCCGCCGCGAGCGAGGGCCTGCCGGCCCGGCCGGGGGGCGGGGGAAAATCGTAGAGGACGCCCATCTAGGCCGCCCCGGCCGGGGCGTTGGCGCTCGCCCGCACGTCGGCCGCCACCATCTCCATCTGGGAGGCGGCGGCGAACAGGTCGCCGGCCTTCAGCTGGTCGGCGGCTTTCAGCAGGCGGCGAAGGCAGTCGAGGATGGCGTGCGGGTCCATCATGCCGCCCTCCGCGCCGCGCCGGCCGCGGCCAGCGCGCCTTGCAGGGCGACGAGCGTCACCCCGGGCCCGGCGGCCGTGGCGAACCAGTCGTCCTCGGCCTCGCACTTGACCGCCGCAAAGCCCCGGTCGCGGCCCGGCTGGTAGGCCGTGACCGGCGCCAGGCTCACCGGCCGGCCCTGGGCCAGCTCGGCCACCCGGGCGGCGAGATCGGGCAGCAGGTCGAACTTCTCCGGGATCGCCCCGACGATGAGGGTCAGCAGCCGCATCAGACCGGCCCTCCGACGATCGGTGCCAGCATCAGCCCCCAGGTCGCCAGGGCGATCAGCCCCAGCGCGAACAGGTAGGCGAGGCCCCAGAGCGTGCTGGCCGCCGCGACCATGAAGGCGAACGCCTGGCGGGGCGGCCAGCGTTCGTCGCCGCGGACATCGGGCCGGAAGCCGACCCCGGCCAGATCGATCTGGCCGCGGGCCAGGGGGCGGCTGCGGATCGGGCGCAGATAGGCCCGGGAGATGGCTTGCGGGTCGGACGGCATCTCAGCCCCCGATCACATGGTTGACCAGCAGGATGACGACCGCCACGCCCAGGGCGCCGATGGCCAGCGCCGCGCCGATATCCTTGCGCCGCTCGCCGACCGCCCGGGCGATCCCGGCCCGCTGTTCGAGGGCGAGGGTCAGCCGCTGCAGCGCCTGTTCGGCGGCGTCCGCGCGGGCGTCGGCGATGTCGCGCCCGACCTGCAGCACGTCCAGTTCGGCCTGGAACACCTGGCCGACGGCGGCCTGGAATTCGGCGCGGTCCTGATAGACCGTGGTCGCCCCCCGATGGGTGACCGCCACCTGGTCGCTGGCGGCGCGGGCGTACAGCACCCGCTCGGCCGGGAAGGGGTGGAGGCTGGCGAACGGCGTTCGCATGGGCTCGGACATGGGCATCCCCCCGCCCCGCACCCAGACCCGGTTGAGAAGGGTCTTAGGGCGCATCCAACCTGAGCTCCGATCGGGATTGATCGGGGTCCGGTGCGGGGCACGGAGCGAATGTAGCGGACTAATCGTCGCTATTGTCAAGCATATCGGGACATATAATCCGTAAATTGTTTCACGTGGAGCAGCGACTCAGCGTGACCAATCGCCAAGAATCGATCGCTTGAGATCGCAATCTGAGGGCGCACAGTGCGTCTGGAGGTGGGCATGGTCTGGATTTTGGTGGCGGTCGCTGCAGCGATCTTGATTTTCGTCGTCGTGCAAAATCAGCGGCGTCCGGTCGCCGCAGTAGGTGGCGGGCTGACGGTTCGTTTCCCAGGCGATGGCGACTACGAAACCGACATCGTCGGCGAGTCGAATTATCAGACCGACCTGGAGGCGATTTGCGGCGGGCGATCGAAGGAAAGCCACGAGTTCGAGTGCGAAGCGATGCTAAGGCGTGAGCCGGATAATCCCTATGATCCCAATGCGGTCTGTGTGTGGGTCCAAGATCGCCGCGTCGGCTATCTCGCGCGACCGCTGGCCGCGGCGTTCAGCCAGATGGCGGCGGCTCGCGGGGTCACCGCGGTCGTCTGTGACGCCCTGATCGTGGGCGGCTGGCGAGACGCCAAGGGCGAGAGCCACTTCGGCGTCAAGCTGGATCTCGTCGAGGATGACCTAGACGATGAGGGTTAGGTCCGCCGTCTACAGCGTCAGGATCGCGTGGATCGCGCGCACTGAGGAGGCGTCATAGCGCACCTCCTTTTCTGGATTGTACTGCGCGACGAAGACCTGGCCATCCCGCTCCCGCTTGTAGGTCTTCAGGACGGCCGTGCCATCGTGGAATTCCAGGATGGCGTCCTGGTCACGCCCAGGCGGGACGCCCCGCTGCACCAGCTTGCGCTCGCCCGGCCAAATCCTTGGTTCCATGCTGCTGCCGATCGCCTGCACCACGAAGAACTCGCCCTTCAGCGACATGCCGCGCGGAAGATCGACCATGTCGAGGATTTGGCCGTCGTTGAGGGCGAACCGCTCGCCGTCTGAGCCCGCCGCGAAACCGTAGAGAGGCACGCGCATGCGGTCCGCCCAGTCGCCGGCGTTGGGATTGTCGTTCTGCGCATCGGTCAGGAACGCCTCGACGACTTGCAGCTGATCGACGCGCAGCGGGCCGCCCTTCTTCAGCGTGCGAGCGAGCTGACTGCGGTCCATTTTGAGGCGTTCGGCGAGGCGAGTGCGTGTGCCGCGGTCGGTGCCTTCGAGCCGCTGAGCCACGGATTGCCAGTCGAGGAGATCTTGCATGTGACGCAAGATCGCCCCGTCCGCAGTCACATAGCTATTGACGGATAGACCCAAATCACCCCAGCCCAAGCGACATATTATCAACGACGGATAGTCGCTAATGGGACAAATAATCCCAATCAGCAATGGTGAAGCTCCACTTTCCCCTTCGAGGAGGGTCCGGAGGGTGCTGGGCGCAGTTCGTTTGGCGCGCATTTGCAATCGCGGCACCGATGCGATTCGCAAGTGGGATCGCGCCAAATCGAAGGGCGGGACCGGTGGATTGGTCCCGGCTGAATTCCAAGCGCGGATACTTCGTGTGGCGGAGGTCGAGGGCCTGCCGCTGACGGCGCGCGACTTAATCGCGGAGCCGATCGAGTGAGCCGGACGCACGCGCCCCGCCTCTGGATGTGCAGCATCAGACAGCCCCATCGGATCTCGTCTGCGGCCCCCCGCAGACACGTGTGCGTCCCCTCCCTGCAAGTTATCCGGGCACTTACGGCCCGTGACTTCAACTCTAGCTTGGGGTTCCGGCCGGAGTCTCGGATAAGATTCACAAAACCCGACGCGCCGTCGGTTCGCGGCGGCCGGGGCGCATGAACCGCCTGCGCCCCAGCCCGCCGCCGCTCGTCCGGCCGCGCGAGCTGCGGCTGGACTGGCGTGGCTGGCTGGCGGCGGCGCGGGCCCGGGCGGCGGCGGCGCTGGACGGCGCGGGCCTCGACAAGCGCGAGGAGTTCGACCTGGTGCACGGGGCGGTGCGCACCGCGCAGACCGTGTTCCCGGTCGCCGACGCGCCCGCCCAGGGCATGGCCCGGGCGTTCGCGGCGCTGGCCAAGACCTTCGTGGAGACCACCGACCCGGCCCGCCGCGCGCAGATGGCGCCGGCGCTGGAGCGGCTGGCCGCGGCGCTGGACGACATCCTGGACGAGCCGGCGATGGCGGCGGCGCGGGCCGCGCGGGTGCAGCAGGGGGAGCGGGAATGACGGCGGCGGCGATTTCGAAGTTCGACGGCGCGGCCGGCTTCGGCCCGACCGCGCGGCCCGACCGGCTGAACGCCGCCGATCCCGCGCTGCGGGCGTTCGTCGCCCTGCAGCGGCGGCGCGGGGTGAGCTGGGACGGCCTGGCCCGGATGCTGGGCCGGCCGGGGGCCGACGTGCGCGCGGCGTTCGAACCGGCCCCGGCCGCCGCCACCGGGGCTGCGCCGCCGATCGCCGCGGGCGCCCCGCCGCGCCCGCCGGCCGCCGGGCCGCCCCAGGGCCGGGTGAACCTGGGCCCCGGGCGCCTGCGGGTGCTGCAGGCCCTGGCGGACGGGGCCCGCCGGCGGCCGGAGGTGGCGGCGGCCTCCGGCGTCTCGGAGACGATGATCTCGCAGCACATGACTTGCCTGCTCGCCGCCGGGCTGGTGACGCTGCTGGGCTACGGCGTCTGGCAGGCGAGTCCGCAGGGCCTGCGAACCCTGCGCACCGCCGCCCGCGCCGCCGCCAAGGCGCCGCCGCGCGTGAAGCGCCAGACCCCGCGCACCCAGGTGCTGGCCGCCCTGGCGGCCGGCGCGCGCACCCCCCCGCACGGCCGGCGAGGCCTGCGATCCCCCGTGCACCCGCACCGCCATGGAACGGGCGCTCTATCGCCTGCGCCTCGACGGGCTGGCCGAGCGGGCCGACCGGTCGTGGGCGCTGACCGCGGCGGGGCGGGCGGAGCTTGAGCGGCTGAAGCATCAAGGGGGAGAACTGTCATGAGCTGGACGAAGCTTGCGCCAATTGCGAAGACCACGGGCCGGCCGATGGCCAGCGCCACGATCGTCGTCCTCAAGGACGGCGTTCCGAAGATCTCCCTGATCCTGTCGGCGTCACTGAAGGACGAGTTCGGCGATCCGACCCGCGCCGACGTGCTGGCGGGCGAAGGCGAATATGCCGACTGCGTGCGGCTGGAATTCCGGCCCGACGGGGATTTCGACGTGCGCGGCTTCGTGCATGGCGGCGCGCGGATCTTCCTGCCTGTTCCGGACGGCCTGCCGCGCCGCGCCTGCGCCAACGCGCCCTGCGCCGTGGTGGAAAAGCAGGTCCGCAACCACGATGTCCTCATCGCCGCGGGCCAGCCGGCCGAATTTGACAGCGTGGTCCTGCGCCTGCCGGTCGAGGACTGGACGCGCGTCGCCCCGCCCGCCAACCGTGGGACCGCGCCAGCCCCCCCCCCACCCGCTCCCACAGGCCCGCCCAAGGTCGGCAACGGCGCCCCGCTGGATGTCGCCGAGTACCTGACCGGCAAGGGGGTGAAGTGCGCGCGGCTGGCCGGCGAGCGGTTCCAGCTGAACGGCGAGGTCGTGCAGTTCGGGGCGGTCCTCAAAGCGGTCAACGATCATCGCGCCGGCGCGGGCCTCGATCCGCTCGCACGCACCCAGGTTCGGTGAGGGCGGCATGAGGGGCGCTCACCCGACTGACGAACTGATCATCGACCTGTTCGCCGGCGGCGGCGGGGCGTCGACGGCGATCCTGAACGCCACCGGGCGCCATCCGGACGTGGCCGTGAACCACGACCTCGACGCGATCGGTATGCACGAGGCCAACCACCCGGCGACGCGGCACTTCCACTGCGACGTGCGCGAGGTTGATCCGGTCGTGGCCTGCACCGTGGACGGCGTGCTCCAGCCCGTCGGCTTGATGTGGGCGTCGCCCGACTGCACGCATTTCTCCAAGGCCCGCGGCGGCATGCCGGTCGAGAAGGGCATCCGCAGCCTGGCCGACGTGGTCGTGGACTGGGCGCGCGCCGTGCGGCCGCGGCTGATCCATCTCGAGAACGTCGAGGAGTTCCAGGACTGGGGCCCCGTGCTGGAGAACGGCCAACCCTGCCCGGAGCGCAAGGGGCTGGACTTCCGGCGCTGGGTCAAGGCGCTGGAGGACCTGGGCTACGTCGTCGACTGGCGCGAGCTGGTCGCCGCCGACTATGGCGCGCCGACCACCCGCAAGCGGCTGTTCCTGATCGCCCGCTGCGACGGCGAGCCGATCCGCTGGCCGGCGCCGACCCATGCCAGCCGCGCCAAACTGGCCAAGGGCGAACTGTTCGGCAGCGCGCTGAAGCCGTGGCGGTCTGCCGCCGAGATCATCGATTGGTCTCTGCCGATCCCCTCGATCTGGGACCGCAAGAAGCCTCTGGCCGACAAGACTCTCGCCCGGATCGCCAAGGGCGTCCGCCGCTTCGTGATCGAGAGCCCCAAGCCGTTCATCGTGCCGCTAACCCACAGCGGGCCGGGCCGGGTGCACGACCTGGCGGACCCGCTGCGCACGGTCACCGGGGCCAACGGCGGGGAGTTCTCGCTGATCGAACCGACCCTGGCTGTCGCCGGCGCCAGCGTCGGCGTGGGCGGCCGGGCCGGCCAGAGTCCGCCGCGCGGGCTGGACGACCCGTTGCATACCGTGATGGCCAAGGGTGACCGCGCCATCGCGTCCGCCATGCTGGTGCCGCGCTACGGCGAGCGGGAAGGGCAGGCGCCGCGCTCGCTCGACATCGGCGCGCCCTATCCGACCGTGGTCCCGACGGGGAACGGCGGCGACCTGAGCGTCGCCTACCTGAGCCGGCAGTTCGGCTCGACCGTCAGCGGTCGTGACCTCGACGAACCCGCGCCCACCGTCATGGGCGGGCGGGCCGCCGGCGGGAAGTCCGGCGTGGTCGCCGCGCACCTGTCGCGCATGGCCAAGGGCTCGGTCGGCGGCGATCTTGCCGACCCCGCCAAGACGCTGCTGGCGCACAGCAAGGATGCGATCGTCGCAGCGCACCTCTCCAGCATCGCCTATGGCGACGACCGTCCGCGGGCCGGGCTGCGCGCTTCCTCCCCCGAGGAGTCCGTGGGGACGGTCACCGGGTCGAACGACAAGACCGTCGTCGCCGCCTGCCTGGAAAAATATTACGGGACCGGCGCCGCCGGGGCGGACGCTGAACAGCCGCTGCCCACCATCACCGACCGGATGCGCTTCGGTCTGGCCGGCGTGTTCATGGAGCAGGCGAACACCGGCATGGTCGGCCATCCCATGGAGCGCCCGCTCAGCACCATCGTGGCCGGCGGCGGCGAGCACGTCGGCTGGGGAACAACTCAACGCCTGATCGAAGTCCGCCTCGCGGAGATCGAATCCGAGGCCGGCCCGCGCCGCCGCAAGGTGCTGGAGTTCCTCTGGGCCCACTTCGGGCCGCCCAGCGAGGACGAATGGGCCGACCCGATCGCCACGGCCATGGGCCGGCTGCGCCTGGGCCTGGTGAGGATCGCCGGGGCCGTCTGGCAGATCGTCGACATCGGCATGCGCATGCTGGTCCCGCGCGAGCTGTTCAACGCACAGGGCTTCCCGCCCGGCTACATCATCGACCGCACGGCCGACGGCCGCCCGATCACCAAGACCTCGCAGACCGCCAAGGCCGGCAACAGCGTCAGCCCGCCGATGGCCGAGGCGACGCTGCGGGAAAACCTGACGTGGATGACGCTGCCCGATCGGAGGGCCGCATGACGCCCGAAGACGAAGCCTTCTGGCGCGATGCGCCTGAGCGCGTGAATCACCCGCGCCACTACAACGCCCATCCCTCTGGGGTGGAGTGCATCACGATCGTCGAGCACATGAGCTTCAACGTCGGCAACGCCATCAAGTACCTGTGGCGCGCCGATGAGAAGGGCGCGCCGATCGAGGATCTTGAGAAGGCGGCCTGGTACATCGCCCGAGAGATCGCCAAGCGCAAGGCGGCCTCCCATGCTTGAGCGCCCCATCCTGATCCGCGCCATCCTCCTGGACGGCCTCGATGAAGACGGCAACGCCCGGGTGCAGGTCAACTACGCGCCCGGCACGGCTTCCGCACATGGGCGCACGCGGTTCGTCGACCCGGCGGCGATCGTCGAGCTGCCGCTGTCGCGGGCCTGGCTGGACATCTTCGCCGAGCGTCACCGCCAGGTGCGTGTGGAAGGCTGGACGCCGGACCTCGACGACGAGCACCACGGCGGCGGCGGCATGGCCCGCGCGGCGGCCTGCTACGCCTATGCGGGCAGCTTGGATCACCCCACGCGCCGCGAGCGGGTCGTGCAGGCGCTGTGGGACAGGCGCGGCTCGGAAGACGGACGGCCGATCAAGCTGCTGTGGCCCTGGGCCATGCGCTGGTGGAAGCCGAAGGACCGCCGCCGCGACCTGGTGCGCGCCGGCGCCCTGATCATCGCCGAGCTCGAACGGCTCGACCGCGCCCGCGTAGGGGCGGGCGCATGAGCGCCAAGATCTCCTACGCCGCCTCGGCCGGCGCCACCGTCAGCTTCAGGTGCAGGGCGGCGATCACCTTCAGGAAGGTGTCCAGCGTCGGGTTGCCCTCGGCGCTGAGCGCCTTGTGCAGGGCCTGGCGCGACAGGCCGGTCTGTTCGGCCAGGGTGGACATGCCACGGGAGCGGGCGACGGTTCCGAGGGCGTGGGCGATGTCGGAAGGGTTGCCTTCGGCGAACACCGCCTCCAGCACGCCGGCGACATCGTCGGGGGTTTCGATCAGGTGCGCTAGGTCAAGCGGCAGGGTCTTCAGGGCCATCTCAAATCTCCTTCGCCAGTTTCAGCGCCCGCGAGATGTCGCGGTCCTGAGTGGATTTGTCTCCGCCGCAGAGCAGGACGATGACTTCGCTGCCGCGGCGGACGAAATACAGCCGGTAGCCCGGCCCATAGTGGATGCGCGCTTCGCTCACGCCTTCGCCGACCGGCTTCGCGTCGCCGAGCGAGCCGTTCTGCATCACGATCATCCGGGCGACGATCCGCTGATGCGCCTTCCGGTCCCGCAGGCCTGCGAGCCATTCGGCGAAATCCTCGGTCTGGCGCATCTCGATCATGTGTCAACTGTAGTTGACGACATGGCGCGTTGTCAACTGAAGTTGACGGCTTGCCCGCCCCTGCACGGGGGTGCGCGGCCATGAACAAGATCACCTACGTCAGGGTCGGCGGCCCGCCGGCCGACTGGCAGAGCATCGAAGTCGTCGACCTCGACACCGGCCAGCTGGTCGAGGGCGTGATCGAGGTCGATTCCGACTGCGGCTGGCTGGTGCGCCGCGCGTCCCCGGCCTGGTCCGCGGCCTGGCAGACGGGCGCCGCCCCGGCCCCGGAGCGGATCAAGGGCCGGTTCTACCTGCGGCGGAGGCGAGTATGAAGCCCGCCGGATCCTCCGCCGTCATGGCCGCCCGGGCGCCGGAGCTGGTGGAGGCCGACGACTCGCGCCAGGCGCTGCACCGCAAGCTGGAGTACTTCCCGACGCCCCCATGGGCGGCCCGGGCCGGCGGCGAGCTGATCGCGCGTCTCGACGCCGGACCCTGGCAGGCCTGGGAGCCGGCCTGCGGCGAGGGCCACATGGCCCATGGGCTGGCCGACGACTTCGCCCGCGTGCACGCCTCCGACATCCACGACCATGGCTGGGACGGCCAGCATGGGCCGCCGCTCGACTTCCTGGGCCGCGATGCCGACGTCTTCACCGAGGCCGACTGGATCGTCACCAATCCGCCGTTCGGCCTGGCCGCCGAGTTCGTGCAGGCGGGCCTGCGACGGGCGCGCCGCGGCGTGGCAGTGCTGGCCCGCACCACCTGGTTCGAAAGCGCTGAGCGCTATCCGCTGTTCTTCGGCGAGACGCCGCTCTCGGTGTTCGCGCCGTTCTTCGAGCGGGTGCCGATGGCGCTGGGTCGATGGGAGCCGAAGGGCTCCACGGCCACGGCCTATGCGTGGTTCGTCTGGATGAAGCCGTCGACGAGCCGGGACTCCACCACGCCCATCGTCAAGCCCATCCCTCCCGGAACGCGCCACCGCCTGACCCGGCCCGACGACGCCCGGCTGTTCGGGGCCAAGGCGGGCGCGCCGCTGTTCGACGAGGTGAGCGGATGATCTGGCTGATCCTGATCCCCGTGCTGTTCCCCTCGCTGTTCCTCGCCGTCGTCGGCATGCCGCGGGCCGAGCTCGCCGACGCCGGCTTGCCCGAGCGGGACGAAGGCTGGTTCGACGTTCCCGGCGAGGGGCCCGATGCCTGAGCGCCTCCCCGCCACCCGCATCCCGCCCGACCGGGTCGTGCACGGCCACAACCCCTTGCTGTGCCCCTGGTGCGGCCAGGACATGGGCGCGGCCACCCTGACGCTCGAGGCGCTGCAGCTGGCCCACCAGGAGCCGCGGGGCCTGGCCTTCGCGCACCGGGACGTGGACGGCGTGGCGGACGATGCGGCGCTGGCCGCCGACTGCCCGCAGTGCGCCCGGCCCGTGCTGGTCGCCCTGCAATGGTTTCACAGCGCCGGGCGCGTGGTGCGCCTGCTGGGCGCGCGGACCCCGGCCGACGCCGCCTGGCTGGCGGACCGCTCGGCGGCCGAGCCGGCCGACACCTGATCGATCCCCCAGGCCCGCCGGGGGACCGGGGCGGGCGCCGTTATGGAGGAAGCCCTTATGGCTGACGGAGGCTCGAATATCGACGTGCTGAACAGCACAGCCCAAGGCCAGCTGAAGTCCATTATTGAGCGCGTCGAGCGCCTGGAAGTGGAAAAGGCCGAGGTCGCCGAACAGATCAAGGAAGTGTTCGCCGAGGCCAAGGGCAACGGGTTCGACGTGAAGATCCTGCGCCGCGTGGTGCGCCTGCGAAAGACCGACAAGGCTAAGCGCCAGGAGGAGGACGCCATCCTCGACCTCTATCTCGCAGCATTGGGCGAGTTGCCGCTGTTCGAGCGGGCGGCGGCGCCGTCGAGCGACGCGATCGTGACGGCGCAGGACGTGATCGACGTGGCGCACACGCTGTATCGGGAGGCTGTGGCGCTCGTGCTGGAGAACCGCAACGCCTCGACCTCCTTCGTCCAGCGCAAGCTCCAACTGCCCCACAAGACGGCCCTCGTGCTGATGGACCTGATGGAGGCGCAGGGCGTGGTCTCGCCGGCCGACTTCAAGGGCAAGCGCCAAGTGTTGGCGCTGGCCCCATGAGCAAGCGCCACGCGCCACGCCCGCCGGACCTGTTCGGCGAGCGCCAAGACGACCGGGTCGAGCGGGTAAACCTGATCGATATCGCCCTGCACCTGCACCACCAGACGGGGAAGGCCTGGCTGCTGTCCGACGACGGCGACGTGAAGTCCGCCAAGTGGCTGGCGTTCTCCATGGGCCAGCGGGGCGAGGGCCGGGACGACGGGGTGTGGACGATGGCGGTGTGGAAGGCGAAGGAGCTGGGCTGGGTCTGATGGGGGTTTCGGGGGCGTACGATCTTGGGGCTTGGTCCGACGGCCTGGCCGAGTGGGTTGATGGCGATACGGCGTTCCTGTCGGTCGCCTTCACCTGGAAGCTGGACGAGGCCTATGCGCGGGCGCTGTGGCATCGCGCGGCCGGCCGCAAGGTGCGGGTCGGCGGCCCCGGCGTGTTCACCCGCAAGCACTACCTCGCCGACGTCGCCGAGATCGGCGGCTCGATTCCGGACGCCTTGGTGCGCCACAATCCCATGGCCACGAAGGCCAGCGAGGGCTGCCCGGTCGGGTGCTTCTTCTGCATCGTCCCGGCGATGGAGGGGCGCGAGTTCACGTTGCTGCCGGAGTTCGTCCCGCGGCCTGTGCTGACGGACAACAACCTGTCCGCCCTGCCGGCCGAGTATCAGCAGTTCATCGTCGACCGATATGTGGGCGCCGGCGTGCCGTTGCTGGACGCCAACAGCGGGTTTGAGCCGAAGACCTTCGACGAAGAGGTGTTCGAGCGCTGGCGGCCGATCAATCGCGGCCCATGGCGCTTCGGGTCGGACGAGGCGCTGGAGCGGGCGGATGTCGAGCGGGTGCTGGGGATGCTGCGCCAGCGCGGCGTCGGCGCCCGCCGGATCCAGGTCTATACGATGATCGGCCATGAGCCGTTCGACGTCTGCATGGAGCGCCTCCGCCATGTGATCGAGCATGGCGGCGAGCCCTACGTGCAGCCGATCATGAAGCTGAACGCCCTGCGCAAGGAGCCCTGGGTCCGCCACGACTGGACGCCCCTTAAGCTCCGCCAGGTGCAGCGCTGGGCGAACCGGCACATCTGGCGCACCTCGCCGTTCGAGGACTACCGGGCTTCTGAGAAGTCCCGCGGCGCGCCGATCGACGATCTGCAGGGGAGCTTCGCCCTGTGAGCACCGACGCCACCACCTGGGCTAAGGCGCAGAAGTGCCCTTCGGCGCGCGCCAAGGCCGTGCTGATCTGTCTGGCGCCATACGCCGACGCCGAAGGCATGGCCTGGGCTGCAATCGACGTCCTGGTGATAGAGACCGAGCTTAAGATCGCGCGGACCGTCCAGCGCGGGCTGGCCGACCTGAAGGCCGCCGGGCTGATCGAAGAGACCGGCGAGACCAAGGTCTTCAAGGGCAGGATCTATCCGATCTATCGGCTGCCGCTGGAGCGCGGTCCGGCCAACACCCGCGAGCGCCTGGCCATGGACCGCGCGGAGCTTGGGGTGACGCCAGTGTCACCCCATGGGGCTTGGGGTGACACCACAGTCACCCCGCGGGGTGACACCGGAGACGCGCTTGGGGTGACACCCATGTCACCCAAAGAGAACCAACAGAATCTCCAACCTAACTCTCAGGGCGCGAGCGCGGGCGAGCCCGAGTGGCGCGCAGGGTTCGAAGCCCTCAAGGCCGCGGTCCCGGCGCTGATGGTCGCCAACTCGAACCTGGACCAGGCGCTGCAGGCCTACATCGAACTGGCCCAAGGCGGTCAACCGGTTGAGAAACTTGCGCTTTATGCGGCCAGGATGGCGGTCCATCCGACGACCCTGAAGCGGGATTTCGCCCCGGTCGGGCTCGAAAAGTGGCTGCGCTGGGGCCGCTGGGAGGGCTGGACGGACGAAGCCCTGGCGAAGAGCGGGCAGGGTTCGGCTGCCGGCAGCGCCGCCGGCTCGACGCGAACGCCGTTCGCCGATCCCCACATTCGAGCCGCTCTGGTGGCCATGTCCAGCGGGGCCTCGGTGGCCAGCTACCTCGACCCCTGCGGCTGGGATCCGGCCGGGCGGACGATCACGCCCAGGACGACGATGGCGCGCAAGTGGCTGGCCGAGAAGCTGCGGCATTGGGCGGGACCGAGTGAGGCGCCGCTCCTGGCGGCGCCGGCGCAGGCGGGCGCCGTGAACAGATCAGTCGAAGGGGTGTCGTGATGGCCAACGCCGCGTTGTCGAACCGGGCCCGCAGGCAGTTGCTCAAGACCATCGCGCCGGCCCCGCGCCATCCCAGGGTGGGCGAGGCCGGGCAGGGGGTGCGGGTCAGCGCCGACCCCGCTCCGCCGGCGGACCGCGACGGCCTGGTGTGGCTGGGGGAGAAGAAGCGGCTGACCCCCGATCAGCTGAAGGCGGCGTTCCACTACCGCGACGCCTTCCGCGACGCCGGCGAAGTGTCGCTGAAGTCGGCGCTGGACGTCGGGGTGGGCGGCGGAGGCTATGGGCCGGCAACCCCGTCGCCCCTGGTCAGCCTGACCACAGCGCGGCGCGCGCTGCTGGTGATCCGCTACCAGGTGCTGCGGGGGCAAGTGGACATGCTGACGGTGATGGACGGGGTGTGCGGCGCGGGCCACACGCTGCGCGGCCTGGCCGGCGGCGACAAGCACCGGGCGCGGGACCTGGAAATCCTGCTGAAGGCGGCGCTGGACCAGGTGGTCGCATTCCGATGTGTCGCGACAAGCGGGGCTTGACGAACGGCGCCGAACCAGCGGACTAATCCTCCACCGCCCGAATCGCGACCGCAACGCCGCCCCCGCCTCCCAGTGAGGCCCGAGGGGGTCGCCAGGGGCCGTCGGCGCGGAACCTCAGACATCATCGTATCCTCCCAGGCATCCGAGGCTTAGCCGTTGGGCTATCTCACCAACCTGCAGCCGACCTTGGGCGCGCTGCCGCCGCGCATCGCGCGCACGGCCGACGCCGAGGGCCACAGCGTCACGGTCGAGTTCTGGCGCAGCTGGTACAAGCTGGCGCGCTGGAAGCGGCTCAGGCTTCGGGTCTTTCTCAGGGATCTCTACACCTGCCAGCGCGCAGAGTGCGGGCGCCTGATCGGCGACACCTCGCAGCTGGTGGCCGACCATAAGGAGCCGCACCGCGGCGATGCGGTGTTGTTCTGGGAAGAGGACAACATCCAGACGCTGTGCGCCCCGTGCCACAACCGCTTCAAGCAGTCGCAGGAGCGTGCGGACCGGATAGGCGGTCTCCCGTCAGGCTCACGCCACGCCAGTCCGGGCAGGATGGCGCGGCCGGATTGGTTCCGTCGCGTGCACGTTCCGCTGACCGTGGTGTGCGGACCGCCGGGCGCCGGCAAGTCCACCTATGTCCGACACCATGCCGGCCCGGACGACCGGATCATCTGCTTCGACGAGATCGCCACCCAGCTGATCGGGCGGACCGGGCCGATGCGGACGCAGGCGGCGCTGAGCGTCGATCAGATCGCGGACATCCTGCGCGTGCGCAACGAAGCGCTCGGCGACCTGATGCGGGTCAAGGCCAAGGCGATCTGCCCAGCGGCCTGGCTGATCCTCACCGAACCCAAGGCCGAGCATCGGACATGGTGGGCCGAGACGCTGGGCGCCCGCATCGTGGTGATGCCGACGCCCGCCGCCCTCTGTCGCGAGCGCATTGCCCACGACGCTGCGAACGGCGACATCCGCGGCGAGGGCGCGCGGCGCCTCATCGACGAATGGTGGCGCGTCTACCGCCCCGCCGAGATCGACGTCATCGGCTGACCCCCGAAATGCGACAGGTGAGAACCGATCGCACTTGACACCTCGCGACGGGGTGGGGGGGTCGAATCCCTACGAAAATCGCGAGCTAGGGGACCGGCGGCCCCGTCATTCACGGATTTTTTTCTGATGACTGAGGATTCCCCGGCCAAGGGCCCGGCGGTTGATCTGCTCGGTGATCCCTGGACGCCGCCGCGCGATCCGCGTGGGCGCAAGCGTCATAAGCGAAATCCGCAAGTCGCTGAGAAGGTTGCAGTTCTCAGGTCGACAGGATCGACGGTTTCGGATATCGCCAGCCGCTTGGGGATCAGCGAACCGACGCTGCGGCAGTATTATTTTCGGGAGCTACAGCAGGGGAGCGTGCTGGCCCGCCAGGTGCTGACCGAGGCGCTGTGGAAGCGGGCGCTTGAAGGCAGCGCCGCGGCGGCCAAGCTGGTGCTGCAGGAAATGGAGAAGGGCGACTTCATCGCGCCGGTCGCTGCGGCGGCGCCCACGGCGTCAGATCCGAAACTGGGCAAGAAAGAGCAGGCGGCTGTCGCCGCACAGTCGGCCGGCCTCGACACCGCGTGGGGTTCCGACCTGCAGCTCGCCGCCCCGCCGACCGTGAACTGACTTGTGGTCGACAGCCTGCCCTGACTGGGAGGACCGGCTGCTTTCCGGCCGCTCGCTGGTCCCGGACTTGCCGCTGTTTCCCGACGAACGGGATCGGGCGCTCAGGATCTTCAACCGCCTGCGGGTTCCGGACGTCGTCGGTCGCCCGGCCATGGCCGACGCCGGCGCCGAGTGGTTCCGCGAACTGGTCGCCGTGGTGTTCGGCTCGTTCGACGTCGAGACCGAGCGGAGGATGATCCAGGAGGTCTTCCTCCTAGTCCCCAAGAAGAACGGGAAAACCAGCTACAGCGCCGCGCTGATGCTGACGGCGCTGATCGTCAACCGGCGGCCCGAGGCGGAATACCTGCTGATCGCGCCGACGATGAAGATCGCCGACACCGCGTTCAAGCAGGCGAGGGGGACGATCCGGGCCGACCCCGAACTGGTGAAGACCTTCCACATCCAGGAGCACGCCCGGACGATCACCGATCGCCGCAACGGCGCGCTCCTCAAGATCATCGCCGCCGACACCGACGTGATCACCGGCCAGAAGGCGACCGGCATTCTGATCGACGAAATCCACGTGCTGGCGAAGAAGCCGAAGGCCGCGGAGGTCTATGTCGAGATCCGGGGATCGCTGGCCGCCCGGCCGGACGGCTTCCTGATCCAGATCACCACCCAGAGCAAGGAACCCCCGGTCGGGGTCTTCAAGGCCGAGCTGGCGATCGCGCGCGACATCCGTGACGGCCTGATCAAGTTGCCTCGGCTGCCCGTGCTCTTCGAGCTGCCGCAGCGTCTCAGCGAGGACGACGGCTGGAAGGACCAGGAGACCTGGCCGCTGGTCAATCCGAACCTGGGCCGCTCGGTCGACGGGAGCTTCCTCAGCAACGCCCTGATCGCCGCCGAGCGGGAAGGCAAAGAGGCGCTGGCGCTGCTGGCCTCGCAGCACTTCAACGTCGAAGTGGGCCTGGCGCTTCGGAACGACCACTGGCCGGGCGCCCGCTACTGGCAGGCCGCGACTGACGAGACCTTGACCCTCGACGAACTGCTCGCCCGCTGCGAAGTGATCGTGGCCGGCGTCGACGGCGGCGGGCTCGACGACCTCTACGGCTTCACGCTGATGGGGCGCTGCCGGGAGACCAAGCGCTGGCTGTCGTGGTCGCGCGCGTGGGTGCAGCCGGAAGTCCTCGACCTGCGGAAGGACATCGCCTCGATGCTCCGCGACCTGGAGAAGGCGGACGAGCTCAAGATCTGCGAGTTCACCACCCAGGACATCGAAGAGATCGTCGAGATCATCGGCCTGGTGCAGGCCGCCGGGCTGTTGCCGGAGAAGGGCGCGATCGGGCTGGACGCCCAGGGCGTCTCGGCCCTGGTGGATGGCCTCCTCGACCTCGGCCTCGCGCCCGAGCAGCTCGCCGCCGTGCCGCAGGGCTACAAGCTGATGGCCGCGATCAAGGGCGCGGAACGGAAACTGAAGGATCGGACCATCGTCCCGTCGGCGCAGGCGCTGATGACCTGGTGCGTCGGCAACGCCCGGGTCGAGCCCCGCGGCAACGCCATCCTGATCACCAAGCAGGTGGCGGGCCTGGCCAAGATCGACCCGCTGATGGCGTTCTTCAACGCCTTCGAGCTGATGAGCCGTCACCCGGAGGCCGCGCAAATGCAGCTCACAGCCGAATCGATCCTGGTCGTCTGACGTGAACTTCATCCAACGTGGTTTCCGCTGGGCGGCTGAGGCCGCCGGTGCGATCCCGAGCGACCCGATGGACCCCCGCTTCTGGGGAGGCAACTCGTCCGGCGTCACCAATGCCGGCGAGTGGGTGGGCCCCGACCAGGCGTTCCAGCTCGACGTCGTCCAGTCCGTACTGGGGCGGCTGTCCGGGACCGTCTCAACGTTGCCGCTCATGGTGTTCGAGCGCATCGCGATCGCGGCCCCGGCGGCCGATGACGACGCCGACGACGGCGTCGAGGAGGACGATGATCCGGATGGCCGCCGCCCGGCGCGGGAACATCCGTTGTTCCGCCTGCTCCACAAGCAACCGAACCCGCGGCAGACCTCGCAGGAGTTCCGCGCCGAGCTGGTGATCCACCTGGCCTTCTGGCGCAACGCCTACTCGCGAATCGTGTCGGATCTCGACGGCGCGGTTGGCTCGCTGGAGCCGATCCACCCCAGCCGTATGGTGGACATCAAGGAGCGCGACGGCCGCGTCTTCTACAAGTTCACAGTCCCGGGCTCCGCCGAGTACCTGACGCTGCGGGACGACCAGATCTGGCACATCCGCATGGCTCCGCTGACGACGGATGGTCTGCGGGGCCAGTACATGTGGGAAACCAGCCGCGAGACGTTCGGCCGGGCCCTCGCCGTCGAGAAGTTCGGATCGCTGTACTTCCGCAACGGCGGCGGGGGCGGCGGCATCCTTGAGCATCCCGGCACCTTCAAATCGAAGGAAGATCAACAGAACTTCCTTGAAGCTTGGCGCTCGGGCGGATCCGGACTCAACCGTCACTCCGATCGCCTGTTGCTGCAGGGCGTGAAATATACCCGCCAGACGGTCAATAATGACGAGGCGCAGTTTCTAGAGACCCTGAAAGAGGTCTCCGTGAAGCTCTGTCGGTTGTGGAACATGCCGCCGCACATGGTCGGCATCCTCGATCGAGCGACGTTCTCGAACATCGAGCAGCAGTCCACCGAATACGTCGTCTACACGCTCGCGCCCTACCTGGAAGCCATCGAGCAGTCGGCGGAGCGGGACCTGCTGATCGGTCCTGATCAGGACCGCTACTTCGTCGAGCACAACGTCGACGGACTGCTGCGCGGCGACTGGAAGACACGGTGGGCCGGCTACGCGCAAGGCCGCCAGTGGGGCTGGCTCAGCGTCAACGACATCCGCCGGCTGGAAAACATGCCGCCGATCGACGGCGGGGATTCGTATCTCGTTCCGACCAACATGGTTCCGGCCGACCAGATCCCGCCGCCGGCAGACGACGCACCGGCCGACCCTACGCCGCCACCTGCTCCGCCGGCGGCGGCTCCGAAACCCAAGCCACCATCCAGGAAGTAGGGTTGACCATGCCCGATCTCTCGACCCTGCTTTCGACGGCGGCGGCCCAGCTCCTGCTGGGGCTGTATGCGTCGGGCGAACGGCTGTTCGCCATCGATGAAGACCGGCTGGGGCACCTGGCCAAGGCTGAAGCCCAGGCCCGCGGGCCGTCGCATATCGCCATCCTGCCGCTGCATGGCGCCCTCGCCGCACGCGGTAGCGGGTCTATGGAGACCTTCCGCAACCGACTGAGCGCGGCCGCGGCGAACCCCGAGATTGGAGCGATCGTAATTGACGGCGACAGCCCCGGCGGCACCGTAGCCGGAACCGCCGAGACCGGCGCCGCCGTGAAGGCCGCCGCGCAGGTCAAGCCGGTCGTGGCGCTGGCCGACACGCTGGTGGCCTCCGCCGCGTACTGGATCTGCAGTCAGGCCTCACAGATCTGGATGACGCCCTCGGCCGAAGTCGGCTCCATCGGTGTGATCGGCGTGCACTTCGACGTCTCGTCGCTGCTGGAGACCAACGGCATCAAGCCGACCCTGATCAAGGCTGGCAAGTTCAAGGCCGAGCTGACCCCGTTCGAGCCGCTGACGCCGGAGGCGCGCGACAACGTCCAGGCGCAGGCCGACGCCAGCCACGCCGATTTCATCCGCGCCGTCGCCGAGGGCCGGAAGACCAGCATCGCCAACGTGGCGGACAATTACGGGCAGGGCCGGGTTCTGGGCGCCAACCGTGCTCTGGACCTGGGAATGGTCGACCGGATCGGCTCCATGGCCGACGTGCTCGCCAGCCTGCGCACCTCGACCGGGACCGTCCGCAGGCGGATGGCCCGCCGGACGTCGCTCGCCTTCGCCTGACACCCGCCTGGGCCTCTGGGCCCGGACCTTCACCGCTTACCACCATCTCCGCCTGTGCTCCGCCGGGGCCACAGGAGACGGAGCTCCTTTGCCTCGGCTTTACGGAGATCTTCGATGCCGAAGAATCTAAAGGAACTCCGCCAAGCCCGCGCGGACAAAGCCAAGCGCGGCGTGGCGGCCACTACCGAGTTCAACACGCTGAACGCGAAGGACGACCGCACCACCGAAGAGGAAGCCAAGATCGGCGCGCTTGGCGGCGAACTGGACACCCTCGAAGCCGAGGTTATTCAACTCGACAAGGACATCGTGGCCGAGGAAGCTTCGGCCCGCCGCAGCGGCCTGTTCTCGTCCGCCGCCCCGGCCGCTACGCTCATCCCGGCAAGCTCCACCGCGCGCACCGAAGAAGCCGACCCCGCCTTGACCGGCGGCTTCAAGAGCATGGCTGACTTCGCCGGCGCCGTCGTTCAGACCACGCTCGGCCATCACGACGTTCGTCTCGGCGCCACCACCTCGACCTACAATCAGAATGCTGGGGCGTCGGGTGAAGGCTACCTGGTCCCGCCGGAGTTCTCCAAGCAGGTCTGGGACATCGCCTTCGAAGACACCGACCTTCTGGGCATGGTTGCGCCTGAGCCGACGATGTCCAACGCCGTGTTCAAGCCGAAGGATGAAACCACACCCTGGGGCGCGGTGGGCGTCCAGGCCGTCTGGCGCTCGGAAGGCGCGCAGATGACCGCCACCAAGGTCAACGTCACCGGCGAGATGATGACCCTGCACGAGCTCTACGCCTTCTGCGCGGCCTCGTCCGAGGTGCTCGCCGATGGCCCGATGCTGCAGGATCGTCTGACCCGGCAAGCCGGCAACGCGATCAAGTGGCAGGCCTCGGACGCGATCATGTGGGGCAACGGCGTCGGCAAGCCCACGGGCTTCATGACGGCCCCATGCCTGATCACGCAGACCAAGGAGTCCGGCCAGGCGGCCGCCACCGTCGTGCTGGCCAACCTCTCCAAGATGGCGTCACGTGTCCTGCGCACCGGCGGCAGCCCGATCTGGATCATCAACGCCGACGTGATGCCGCAGCTCGTCGGCCTCACCTTGGGCAACGTTCCGGCTTATCTGCCGAACAATCAGCCCATCGTCGGCAGTCCCTGGGGCGGCTATCTGCTGGGCTACCCGGTGCTGTGGACCGAGCACGCCCAGACCCTGGGCACGGTCGGCGATATCGTCTGCGCCAACATGTCCGGCTACTACGCTGCGACGAAAGGCGGCGGGGTCGATTTCGCCACGTCGATCCACCTCTACTTCGACCAGAACCTGACGGCCTTCCGGTGGACCTTCCGCGTGGCTGGCCAGCCGTACCTGTCGGCGGCGGTCTCGCCCGCCCACGGCTCGACCACCAAGTCCCACTTCGTCGCCCTGCAAGCCCGCTAAGCGCCCGGCGGCCCCCAGCGGGCCGCCGGCCCTCGCCCCCTATTCGAAAGGAACTCCGGTCATGTACCCGAGCCTCAAGCCTTCTCAACGGGCGGCGATCGTCGCCGTCATCAGCCCGCAATCGGCGTCGTCCGTCCAGTCGTCCGGCTGGGTCGACGCGTCGAAGTTCCAACACCTCTTGGCGACGATCGTCGTCGGCGCCCTTGGCGCCTCGGCCACCGTGGACGCCAAGCTGCAGCAAGCCACCGACTCTTCGGGGACCGCCGCCAAGGATATCACCGGCAAATCGATCACTCAGCTGCTGAAGTCCACGCCCGATGACAACAAGCAGGCGGTGATCAACCTGCGGCAGGAAGAACTCGATATCGCCAACAACTTCAATTACGTGAAGTTGATGATCACCCCGGCGGTGGCGGCCAGTCTGATCTACGGCCAGCTCGAGGGCTTCGATCCCCGCTATGGCCCTGCGGACGGCTACGCTGCGACCACGGTCGCCCAAGTCGTCGCCTGACCCTGGAGGCGCGGTCCTTCGGGGCCGCGCCGCATCTTCAGCAGCGAGCGAAATCATGCCCATCCTGAACCTGGCGTCGCGGTTCCTGTACGACGTGGGCGGCGATTGCCGCCTGTTCGCGGCGGGATCGCAGAACCTGCCGGAACCCTACGCGTCGGCGGCCATTGCGGCCGGCTTGGCGGCGCCGGCTGCGGCGCCCGCCGAGGAACCCGCGCCGGCTCCCGCTCCGAAGCCCGCGCCGAAGGTGGCCGAGTCCCCGGAACCGCCCGCTGCGGCTGACGCCTGAGCTGCCGCATGTCGGTTCGCGTCATCACGCCGCCCACGGAGACAGTGACCGCGGTCGACGAAGCGAAACTGCATCTGCGGATCGACGCGTCAGACGAAGATGATCTCGTCGACGCGCTAACCTGGGCGGCCCAAGGCCAGATCGAGGCGACGACGCAGCGGCGCTACTGCGCGCAAGTCTTGGAGTGGGTGCGGGACTGCTGGGGTGACCAGATGGTTCTGCCGGTGGCGCCGGGGACTGACTGCAGCAAGATCACGGTCGTGAGCGTCAAGTATGTCGATACCACCGGGGCGCTGCAGACGCTGGATCCCAACCTCTATTGGGTTCGCCCGCACGGTCCGACGCTGGCTGTTGTCCGGCGCTGGTTTACGATCTGGCCCTGGCTCGGCGACGGCGCGGAGCGGGTGGTCATCCGCTTTTCGATCGCCAGCACCGCAGGCGACGCCCCGTTCACCGTCAAGGCCGCCGCCAAGCTGCTGATCGGCCACTTCTATGCTCACCGCGAAGCCGTCGTCGGCGTCGACAACCGCGACTCCTCCGCCCCCCTCCCCATCGGTGTCGAGCAGTTGCTCAATGCCGAACGCTGGGACTGACCCGCCATGTCCGACCACCACCCTGACGCCCCGGTCCGCGAGGTCCTGGCGGCGCAAGCCCTCGCCATCGACCGCCTCACCCAAACCCTCAGAAGGATCTCCGACGCCATGACCGTTCAGTCCGAAGCCGCTCTCGCCGCTGTTGGCGCCCTGGTGGCGGCCGCCCATACCGCAGCCGGCGAAATCACCCAGTTGAAGGCCGACAAGGCCGCGCTGCTCACCGAGAACGAGGGCCTGAGGGCCGCGGCCGAAGATCCGGCGGCGATGAAGACCATCATCGACAGCGCCAAGGCGGCCACCGTGGAGCTGACCGGCGAAGCGCCGGCGCTCCAGGGCCAGTCGGGCGAAGACCCGCAGCCCGAGCTGCAGCCCGAGGGCTGAGCCCCGCCGCCATCCATCCTGAAGGCAAGGCGAACGCCGTTCGCCTTGCACCCCCTCATCAAATTCTAGGAGACCATCATGGCCGACATCGTGGTAACCGCTGCCAGCGTCCTACCGGGCGCAGGCGCCGTCATCGCTCAGGGCACCGCCGGGGAAACCATCACCGCCGGCCAGGCCGTGGCGCTGAACAGCGCGACCGGGCTCTACATGAAAGCCGACGCCGACAACGCGACCGCGGCGTTGCGCGTCGCGGCCGGCATCGCACTGTGCGGCGCCTCCAACGGCCAGCCGATCTCGGTGCAGACTGCGGGCAAGGTGACGCTGAACGCCGCGCTGACGGCCTCCGAGCCGTTTTTCCTGAGCGCGACGGCTGGCGGCATCTGTCCGAAGGCCGATATCGCCACCGGCATGTACACCCAGCTGATCGGCATGGCGGACTCCACCACGGTGCTGAACCTCGGCTTCTGCTCCAGCGCCGCGGCGCACGCCTAAGCCATGCAGGCCGGCGACCTGGCCTGGCGGCTGCAGATCCTCCGCAAAGCCGTCACCCAGAACGCCCTCAACGAAGACGTCGAGACCTGGCCGGTGCTGGCCACGGTCTGGGCGTCCAAGGCGGACGTCAGCGATGGCGAGCGGGTGCGGGCCGAGGCGGTCTGGGCCAGCATCACCACCAGGTTCGTGATCCGGCGCTCGACGCTGACGGAATCGATCACGCCGCTGGACCGCGTCCAGTGCGATGGCCGGCCCTACAACGTGGTCGGCAAGAAGGACGTCGGCCCACGGCGCGAAGCCTTCGAACTGACCGCGGTGGCGCGGGCGGAGATCCCCAGTGGCTGAGCTCTTCAAGGTCGAGGGGCTGAAGGAGCTCGATGACGCCCTGTCTCTCCTTCCGGAGGCGACGGCGAAGAACATCCTGCGCCGGGTCGGCCGCCAGGCGCTGGAGCCGGTGGACGAAGCCTGGCGGGCCAACGCGCCGTACCTGACCGGCGCCCTCGCCGACAGCGGCGCGATCGGCTCGAAGCTCTCCCGCCGGCAACGCGCACTGCACCAGTCGGAGTCGACGGTCGAGGTGTTCGCCGGCCCGGGTCCGAACCCGCAGGCGATCCAGGACGAGTTCGGCAACCAGCACCAGCACGCCCAGCCGTTCCTCACCCCGGCCTGGGAGGGCAACAAGGCCAAGGTGCTGGACATCGTGAAGCAGCTGCTGCGGGTCGAGATCGACAAGGCCGCGGCCCGCGCGGCGCGCAAGGCGGCGCGGCTGATCGCGAAGAACGGAGGGTGAGCGATGACGCAGATAACCGTGACCTTCTCTCTGGAAACCGAGCTCATGGCGGACGTGCTCGACGCCCTTCAAAGGGCGGCGCATGCCATCGTCCGTCGCCACGGCGCGGCGTTTCGCAGGCTGGATCGGAAGATCAGCGCGATCGTAGAGGGCGTCTCGCCGATCGACGCTCCAACGCTGCAATACCTGGGCGATGGCCGGTTCGTGCTGATCCCGCCCCGGCAGCTCATGGATATCGTCAATGAGGCGCACAGCCTCGGCGTGATCTGACGTGGAAGAGCTGCTGGTCGCCTACCTCCTGGCCAACGCCGGGCTCGCGGCGCTGGCCGGGACCCAGATTAAGTGGGCGGTGCTGCCGCAGGGCGGGACCCTGCCGGCGGTGGCGATGATCGAGGCCGGGGCCAGGCGGACCCGCTCGCTCGACGGCCGCGACAAGCTCACCGGCTACCGCATCCGGTTCAGTTGCTGGGGCGAGACTTTCGCCTCCGCGGTGGCCACGAAGCGGGCGCTGATCGTGGCGCTGGACGGGCTGCGCGCCGCGCCGTTCCGCGGCGTCGATCTGCAGGGCGACATGCCGAGCCTGGTGGACGCCGCCACGGATGGTCCAGCCGCCAGCAACGGCTCCGACATCTTCCACCGCGCCGGCTTCGACGCGCTGATCTGGTTCGAAGACCAGTTCTGAATCCCTGAATTTCCCGCCGGCCCAGGCCTGGCGAGGCGCCCCAACCCGCCCTTCGGCAAGGCGAAAGGCCCGTCGCGATGACGCGCCCATCCTTCAAATGGAGCCTCCACCATGACGACGGCCATCATCGGCTATGGGTCTACGTTCTCGGTCGAGACGGCCCCCGGCTCCGGCAGCTACACCGCGCTTGGCGAAGTGACGGACATCACGCCGCCGAACAACCAGATCGACCAGATCGAAGCGACGCACATGGCCTCGCCGGGCCGGGTGAAGGAGTTCATTCCGGGTCTGACCGACCTTGGCGACATGACCGTGGCGATGAACTACGTGCCGTCCAACGCGACGGACACCTTCCTGCTGGCGTGGCGCGCGGACGGCACCACCCGCGCCTGCAAGATCACCTACCCCAACGCCCACACCGACGTGTTCCAGGGCTTCCTGAAGGGCTACGCGCCGACCCTACAGACCGCGGCCAAGGCCTCGGCCACGCTGACGGTCCGCGTCGCTGGCGCCGTGACCCGCGTCTAGCATGGTCAGCTCGCTCAAAGGTGAGACCGGCTTCAGTATCGAGGGTCAGGAGTTTGTCCTGGTCTTCGACGTCTATGGCCTGTCGGCAATGGAGGGTCGCCTGGAACTGAGCGCCGGCGAGGTCGTCGCCAAGCTCAGCCAGAACCCGCCGCTGAAGCTGATCGCCGCGGTGCTGTGGACCGGCTTGCGCGAGCGCCACCCGAACATCACCGAGGAGGACGCCATGGCGTTCATCCCGCACATGGGGACGATCATCAAGGCGGTGACGCTGTGCATCAACGCCATCTCCAGCGTGTTCCCGACCGCCGGGGAGGGCGATGACGCGGACCCTCGGAAAGCGGCGGCCGATGGGACTGGCTCGGGCTATTCCGCACCTGGTGCCGTCTCCGCGTCGGTCCGCCGGACGCGTTCTGGAAGCAAACCCCGCGCCTCCTCGACATAGCCCTGACCGCGGCGCTGGACGCCATGGACGATGACCGGCGGCAGGGGATGACCGAGGCATATTATTCCGGCGTCATCGCCAAGTCGGCGAAAACCCCGCCGCTGGAGGATTTCCTGCCGAAGAAGCGGGCGGAAAAGGCCAGGCCTCCTGCCGAGCCCAAGACACCGGAGCAGCTGCAGGCGGTGATGTTCCAGTGGGCGTTCGCGACCGCCACGCTGCAGTGAGGGAGTGGACAACCGCAAGCGGTGCATTACCTATAGGCGATGCGCTGCTGGGCTGTATTCGGATTGGTGCTGCTAGGAATTTCACCAGAGGCCGCTGCGGCTAGCAATGCTCTGCGCATTGAAAGCCGCGTCTATGAGGCGGAAGGCGAGCCTTCCGGCCTAGCCCGTCGCGCCGTTGTCTGTATCGGGCAGATCGTCAAGCCTGGCCTAATCACAGCGCCCACCATTGTCGCGACGGACATTGCGGGCGGGACGGTCGTCGCCAATAGTTCGTTCCATTTTGATGATTTGCATTTCTTCTCGACCCCTTACACCGTCCGCTCAACGATGACGTTCGAGGCGAAGTCGGGACGCTTCCGTATCGTTCACACCGATACGGCGGTGCTGGACGAATCCGCGCTAGATCTCGGATGGGCGCCGGCCTACCAAAACGTCAAGCTTTACGGCGCCATAGAGGGCCGTCTCCAGAGCCTCAGTGGTCAGGTTGCCGCTTGCGTGAAGGCCGTGCCCGCCGACTGGTGAGACGCCCGGCGGCCCTAGGGGAAACCGGGTAGCGTCGGCATCGCGGTGGCTTGCTGATCGGCCGCGTGGACGATGAAGATGGCCATCCCCAGGCACCCGATGAACGTCAGCAGGCCGATCAGCTTGACGGCGGACTTCTCCGCCTCCGGCGCCATAAGCGCGATCTGAAATGAAATGCAGCCCAAGGCGACAACGCCCGCTGCGCAAATCCAGATCAAGATCTCCAGCATCTGCTCTCGCCTCTCCGTGACTGGGCGGCCCGGTCGCTACGAAATAGGTGTAGTCGCGGGTCGTCTTGGTTTTTGGGTATTTGCCGTCACGCGCGCTCCATGTCGCCGACCAATGCGGCGGCCGGGATGCGCCATTCGCGGGCCAGCAGGCGGATATTGTCGAGCGTCAACTCACGCTTTCCGTTCATGATCTCGGAGGCGCGAGAACGGGATCCAAGCAGGCCGGCCAGGTCCTTCTGGGTGCGGTCGCCTTGCTCCATCATGAACTTGAGCATGTCCAGTGGAGCGACGCGGGTCGCCGGATAGATCTTTTCCTCGTACTTGTGGACAAGGACCGCGAGGATTTCGAGGCGGTCGCCATCGTCGGTCCCGACCTCCGCGTTCCAAAGGCGGTCGATTTCGCGCAGCGCGGCTTCGTGGTCCGCATCGCTACGAATGGGTTGGATTTCCATAGCTGTGCTCCTCAGAACTGGGCGACGGTGGCGGCGTCGATGCGGTCGTATTCCGCATGCGTGCCGATGAACTTCACGAACGCCCACTGGCGCCCGAAATTGAACGAAACGATCAGGCGGTAGTCTCCGCCCGATATTTGAAACCGCGCACGGTCTCCATTGATCGCCTTCGAATTGGCGAAAGCGCGGACCACTTCGTCCATCGTGGCCCACTCGCCCGCCCGAAGAGCAACGATCCAGCGATCAACCGAACTCGTCACCACCGGATGCTTGGCGGCGTAGCGGCGAAGGGTGCGTTCGGTGACCAAGTGCATGAACACTTTATACCCTGTTCCCAATTTTGGAACAAGCGATTTGTTCCAAAACGTGGAACGTCTGGGCTGTGCGGGTGACCCACCGTCCCATCCCCAACCAACGCGCGCACCGACGCAATTTCCTGGGAGCGGCGAATGAGCGTATCCGACGCGGCCGTGATCGGCGCCCTGCGGGTCAGCCTGGGCCTGGACTCGGCTCAGTTCGAAGCCGGCCTCAAGGGCGCGCGCGAGAAACTGGGCGGGTTCAAGCACGACATCGAGAAGATCGACCTCGGCGGCGCTCTGAAATCCGTCTTCGACACCTCGCGGGTGAAGTTGTTCGAAGAGGGCGCGGTTCAGCTCCGTGTATTCGGCAGCGCGCTGGAAAAGCTGGGCGGGATCGGCATCGCGGCCGGCGTGGCGATCGGCGGCGCAGCCTTGGCCTTCGAGGAGGCGAAGAAGGCGTTCGAGTCCGGTGACGCAATCTACAAGGCGGCGGAGCGTCTTCACGTCACGACGGACGCCCTGCAGGAGTTCAGGCTCGCCACCCGCGCGGCGGGCGGCGACATGGCCGGGGCCGACGCCGCCATCGGGGACTTCAGCGTCACGCTCGGCAAGGCGTCGGCGGGGCTGCCCAAATCCTTGCGGGCGTTCCAGGAACTGTTCGGCAAGAACTTCACCGCCGACGATGTGAAGCGGCTCGGCGACACCGGCGAGGCGCTGCAGACCATCACCGACAAGATCGCGAAGCTGGGCAGCAACACCCAGAAGGACGCGGTCATTCAGCAGCTCGGCCTGGAGGGCATGAAGCCGCTGATCGAGGGCGGCTCCGAAGCGATGGCGCATTTCCTCGAGGAGGCGAAGGCCTCCGGGCAGGTGATGGACAGCGGGGTGCTGAAGCACGCCCATGAAATGAACGATCAGTTCGAAAAGCTGACCGGCCGGATCGGCGTCGACCTCAAATCCGCGTTCGTCGAGCTCGGCCCCGCCCTGCTCAAGATCGTGGGCGCTGCGGCCTCGCTGGCCGACGAGATCGCCAAGATCGTCGATGCTCTGTCCAGCATCGAGAACAAAACGACGGCGGGCCTCAAGTCGAACATCGTCAACGCCTCGCAGCAACGCGACGACCTGGTGGCGAAATTCGGTCCCGAGACCTTCAAGGCGTCGCCGCAGCGCCGTGGCGTCCAGGTCACCTTCGACAGCCTGAGCAAGATCATCGAGGAGTCCGGCGCCGAACTGTCCGTCCGGGCCAAGGACCAGCCGGCGGCGAGCGGCACGGCCAACCTGATCGATACGACCAAGCATCATCAAAAAACCGACCAGTCCGACACGGCGATCGATGCAGCGGTGAAGGCGGAGCTTGCGGCCCGGCTCGCCCTGACCGGCGACATCAACGAGATCGCCCGCATCAAGGGACTCGAGATCGACGCCGAGACCCGGGCCGCGCGCGACCGGCTCGCCCAGCAAGTGAAGTCCGGCAGCGTGAAGCCCGCTGCGGCGGCGAAGATCTCCGATCTGATCCAGGCCACGGACGACGAGAAAAAGCAGGCCCTCGCCCGCGAAACGGTGACGAAGCTCGATCAGCAGGAGATCGCCCAGCGCCAGACGACGGCCAGCTATACCGACAAGATCGCATCGATCACGGCGGGGCTGGCCTCGAGCGCCGCCGCGCGCAACACCATCGAGACCAGGCGCCTGGCCAGCGACCAGGCCGACGAGACGGACCGGGTCTCGCGGGAGACCGCCGAAAGGGTCACCGCCGGCGAAATCGACGAAGCGGAACGCCAGCGCCGCCTGGCGCTGCTCGCCCAGGCTCAGAGCGCCGAGCAGGACGCGCAGGCGCAGCAGAACCGCCGGCGCCTGTCCGACGAAGCCGCCGCCAAGGACAAGGACGCCCTCGCCCTCCAGACGGACATCCTCTCCGCCCAGGCCGCGTTGACCCAATCCGGCTTCGCGCGCGCCGTCATCGAGCAGAAGATCCTCCTCTTGCAGCAGGAAGAGGAGCGCCAGCACGTCGAACTGGTCGCCAACCGGGGGCTGGAGCTCGGCTACTCGGCCGAGGAGGTGCGGGCCGCGAAAGACCGGCTGGCGGCCCTGCCGAAGATCCAGGCGGATCAGCGGCGGCTCGCCGCGCAAAATATCAGCCTCGTCGATGCTGTAAGCGAGGCCATCAACGCGGTTGGCAACTTTAAGTCGGCCATCTCCAACCACGATTGGGCTGGGATCTTCAACAGTCTCCAGCAGACCATTGAACTGATCAGGTCGTCGTTCAAGGCGAACGGGTTGCTCGGCGGCCTCGCCACCGCCGGAACAGTGGCCGGATCGCTGATTGGTGGGAGAACCGGTAACGCCATCGGTGCAGGGGCCGGCATCGCCGGGCTCGGCATCGCCGCAGGCGGCTATCTGGCGTCCAGCGCCCTGGGGGCTTCTGCCGCCGCCGCCGTTGGTCAGGCCGCGTTGCTGGGCACCAGCGCCGGCCTCGCGCCGCTGGTGGGCACCCTTGCGGCGGCGCTGCCGGTGATCGGTATCGTGGCCGGCGCGGCGGTGCTGCTCTCGTCGCTGCTCGGCGGCAAGCCGACCAACGCCGGCGCCGGCATCGACCTGACCACGGGCGCGCTCAGCGGCGACAAGCGTACCTCGGAGACTGAACAGGCCGCCAAGACGGCGGCGGACGCGATCCTGCAGGGCGAGACGGCCCTGAAGGCGGCCGGCATCACCCTCGGCCAGACGATCACCGGCCTGGTGGTCGGCACCCGCGACCAGTCGCAGATCTACACCTCGGCCGGCAAGACGCTGAAGACCGCGGTGGGCGACGGCGCGGCGGCGGTAGAGGCGGCGCTGAAGGCCACGCTGGAGGGCGCGACCTACGTCGACGACACCCAGAAGAAGCTCGTCGAGTCGATGCTGGCGACCGGCAAGAGCTTCGACGAGATCAACACCGCTCTGCAAGGCTTCGCCGCCGCCCAGACCCTGAAGCAGGCCCTATCCGACGCCATCCTCCAGATCACCGATCCGCAGGCCTACGACCTTTCCCAGGTCCAGAAGAACATCGACGACCAGGCCAAGCAGTTCCAGGCCGCCGCCGACGCGGGCTACATCACCGCCGACGCCCTCGCCGGCCTGACCACCCAGCTGGCGACTCTCAAGGGCCTGCAGATCGACCAGGTGATGGCGAAGTACGCCAGCGCCATCGACCAGGCCGCGCAGAGCGCCGTCGACAACGCCCGCGGCGTCCTGCAGACCGCCTATGACGCCCAGGCCTCGGCGATCCAGGGGTCCATCAACCAGTTCCAGTCGCTGGCCGACGCGCTCGCGGCCTACCAGGACACGCTGACGGGGCAGGGGGCCACGCCCGCGGCCAATTTCGAGCAGCTGAAGCGCGACTTCCAGAACACCTCGAGCCTGGCTGCCCAGGGCGATCCGGGTGCGTTGGGCAGGCTGCAATCGGTCTCCGACGCCTATCTGAGGGCCGCCCAGGCCGTCGAACCCACGGCGGAGGCCTACGCCAAGGATCTTGCCGCGGTGCGCCGGTCGGTCTCCGACGCGCTGAAGGCCGACGAGGCGCAGATCAATTACCAGAGGGCCCAGCTCGACGCCCTGAACAAGGAAGTCGACGGCCTGCTGACGGTGAACACCAGCGTGCTGTCGGTGAGGGACGCCGTGGTGGCGCTGCAGGCCGCCCTGGCGGCGCTGGGCTCCAGGGGGGCCGCCGCCGGCGTTCCCGCGTCCTTCGGCCAGCCGGGCACGGCGCAGTTCGCGGTGAGCGCCCTGGCGGCGCTGGGCCCGACGGCCGCCGCCGGGCCGTTCGACGCGGGCAAATACCTCGCCGACAACAAGGACGTGGCCAAATACGCCGCCGACCACGGGCTGGATCCTGCAGCCTTCGCCGCCCAGCACTACGCCGGCACCGGCCAGTTCGAGATCGCCGCCGGCCTGCGCAAGTTCGCCGGCGGCGGCCAGTTTAAGGTCGGCGGCGTCGGCGGCGTGGACAGCCAGCTGGTGCAGTTCATGGCCAGCCCGAACGAGACGGTGACGGTCGCTAATCCGGGGCAGGATTGGGGCGGGACCGGGAGTGCGGCGATGGCCGGAGCGATCGCCCAGCTTTCCCAGCGGATCGCGGCCAACGAGACGCACGCCGCCAAGACCGCCAGACGCATCGACGACCTGTTCCTTCTGATGCGCCGGGTGACCCGCGACGGGGATTCGCTGGTGACGGTCGCCGCCTGATGCGCGTCCTGCCGCCGCTCACGATCACCGACGCATTGCTGACCTCGTCCACCGTCCCTGAACTCGCCCCTGCGGCCTATGCGGGCGGCACGACCTACGCCCTGGGCGATCAGGTCAGCGTCGCCGCCGGGCTGATCCTCACCGTCTACCAGTCGCTGCAGGCCGGCAACGTCGGCCACACTCCGGCCTCCTCGCCGACATGGTGGGTGTCGCTGGGCACGACTTACGCGCCCTGGAGCTCCGGAACGACCTACGCTGTGGGCGATGTCGTGCTCGATGCGACGAACCACGTCGAATACACCAGCCTCGCCGCCTCGAACCTCAACCACGCCGTGACCGACACGGCCTGGTGGTTGTCGGCCACCTCAAACCGCTGGCGGATGTTCGATCTGCTGCGCAACACCGGCGCCACCGGTCCGTCGCCGATGACGGTGGTGATCACGCCCGGCCAGCGGATCGACTCCGTTGGCCTGGTCGGTCTGGTCGCCGACAGCGCAACCGTCACCCTCACCGTCGCCGGGATGACCGTCTATTCCAAGACGATCAACCTGTCGTCGCGCAACACCACCAGCTGGTACACCTACTTCTTCGGCGCGTTCACCTTCAAGTCCGTCGTCGGCCTGTTCGACCTGCCGCCCTACACCAACGGCGTGGTCTCGGTGACCCTGACACGGGCCGGCGGCCTCGTTACCTGCGGCGGCTTGCTGGTCGGGACCTCGGTCTATCTGGGCCGCACGCTCTACAACCCCGACAATGATGCGCTGAACTTCTCGACCATCGACCGAGACCTGTTCGGCAACGCCACGCTGGTGCAGCGCCGGACGGTCCCCAAGGTCAACGTCCAGATCCGCGCGACCAAGGCCAGCGTCAACAGCGCCATCGCCCTGCGCACGCTGCTGAACGCCGTGCCAGCGCTGTGGTCGGGCCTCGACGACAGTGAGGACGCCTATTTCGAGCCCCTACTGATCCTGGGCGTCTACAAGCGGTTCACCGTCAACATGGACCTGCCCGACTACGCCCTGATTACGTTGGAATTAGAGGAAGTGTAGCCCGTGCCGACGCTGACCACGCCTCCCTCCAGCAGCGATCCGACCACCTTCGACGCCCGCGGTGACGCCTTTCTGGGCGAGCTCCCGGCCTTCGAGGTGGAAATGCTGGCGGTCGGCGCCCAGGCGACCGCCGACGCCGCCACGGCTTCTGCCGCCTCCGCGTCCGCGGCGGCCAACGCCACCATCGCCAGTAACGCCGCCTCGGCCGCCGCGGCCAGCGCCACGACGCAGACCACCTCCGCCACCAGCCTGACGATCACCAACGGCGCCTCGCGGACCTTCCTGGGCGTCTCGGGAAGCCTGACCCTGGTCAAGGGCATGTACATGCTGGCCGCCTCCTCGGCCAATCCCGACACCTACTGGATGTCGGGCCGGGTGCTGAGCTATTCCGGCACGACGCTCGTGGTCTCCATGGACAACGCCTATGTAGCGAACCTGGGGGCGGCCAGGGCCGACTGGGTCATTTCCCTCGCAGTGGCCGGCGGGCGCCCCTCCGCGGTCCCGGCGGATGTCTATGCGGCCACGGCCGGCGTGTCCCTGGACCCGGCCACGCTGATCGCGGGGACGGCCCCGCAATCGGTCACCTATGCCTCGACCATCGCCTGGGACGTCGCCACCAAGGGCTATTCGATCAAGGCGACGCTGACCGGCGACATCGTCATCGGCGCGCCCTCGGTGCTGCGCGACGGGATGACCTATCGCATCAAGCTGAAGCAGGACGGGGCCGGCGGCCACGCCCCGACCTTCAACGCCATCTACAACTGGGGCGACGCCGGCGTGCCGGACGTCAATACCGGCGCGAATGTCGTCTCGATCTTCGCGGGCGACTATGACGCCGACGACGGCGTGATCTACATGAACCATCGCCGCGGGGCCTAGATGTTCCCGTTCTTCCAGCCGTGTCTGCTCGCGGGCGCCGGCTTCACGCGGCCATCGACTCCCGTCGCCGGCGGCGCCCGCAACAACGCCACGGAGAGCACCGCGCTCAATCTCGCCGGCGCGGCGGTCGGCGATTACATCCTGTTCTTCGCCGTCGCGGCTGCGGCGACGATCTCCGGCGGCGACGGGGCCTGGGAAATCGCCAGCACGCCGATCCGCAAGCTCAGCAAGCGGCTGACGGCGGCCGATCTGGCGGCCGGCGCGCTCACCTGCGGTTTCTACCCGTGGGCGTTCGCCGTCTACCGCAAGCCTCGCGGGCATCAACAGGCGGCTACCGCCACCGTCGCCAACGCCGACCTGGTCGTCCCCGGGTTTAGCAAGAGCAGCCACTCGGCCGGCGTCGTCGCGGCCGTGCACACCTCGGGGCCGTTTACGGCGCTGGCCGCGCCAAGCGGATGGACGGCGCGGCAGACCGCGGCGGATGGCGGCGGGTTCGCCTACGACGTGATCGCCATCTACGACCTGCTGTCGCCGGGGATCTACGTCAACGGGACGTCGGTGACGTTCACTCCGGGCACGGGCAAGGCGCTGACCGGCTGCCTGGAGGAGCTACTGAACTCCGGCTCAGGCGGCGGCGCAGGCCCCGGCGGTCCGGAAGGGACCACCGACTTTTCCGAAGCCGGCAACCCACTGATGGGCGTCTAACGTTTCCACTCTGAAAGGCTCCATGATGAAGCACCTCCGGTCCCTCGGAGCGCGGGCGCTTGCGTGTCTGGCGCTCGCCTTCGCCAGCCCGGCGCTGGCCGACAACCAGACCGCCAAGAACGCCAGTTCGACGACCTTCTCCTTTTGCACGAAGACGGTGGCCGGCGTCGAACACTACTGCCATGTGGCGGAGGGCTACACCGGCTCGGCCTATGTGCCGTTCCTGGTCGACTCGGCCGGCCGGCTGAACATCAACGTCAATGGCTCCGTGACGGTCGTCGGCGGCGCGGCGAGCGGCTCGCCGCCGTCCGGCAACCCGAACCTGATCGCCGGCTCGGACGGGACCGCCGTGCACACCATCGGAGCGTACATCCCAGGCGACGCCTTCTCGACCGCGCCCTACGGCATCGCCACCACCGGCCGCAACATGGTCTACAACGGGACCAGCTGGGACATGCAGCGGGCCGCGGCGCACGGCTATAACGCCACGGGGATAGGCCTGACCGCCGCCGCCCTGACGGCCGAGTTCGACGACGTTTCGCCCACCACCGTCACCGAGAACCAGTTCGGCACGGTGCGGATGAACGCCGACCGCGCCTTGTATGTGGCCAGCGATCCGGCCGCCCCGATCGTCATCGCCTCGACGGTCGCCAACCCGGCCTCCACCCTCACCCGGCCGGCCGACACCACGCCCTACGCCGCCAACGACCTGGTGGCCTCGTCCACCACGGCGGGCTCCGTGACGGTCCCCAGCTTCACCGCGACCCGGGTCGCCGCCGGCTCCTTCCGCGTGGCCGAGCTGCGGCTGGCCAGCAACCACACCACCGGCCTTTCCGGCGTG